AAGTCAGCGTACGCAGTTGAGCTAGAAGAACCACCAACAACTGCAGGGTTTTGTAAAGCATTTCCCGCTGTTGTGTAGCCATTTCCATTTGCTACTTGGTTGTCTGATGCTGTCGCTGCATAGTTTGCTGTCGTCGCGCCTAAAGTTGCAGAAGAAGTATATAACGATATTTTGTATGTAGCGCCACCGTCAAAGTCATGATTACCTTTTAACAGTTCTTGTTTAAATACATTGCATACTGCTTGTGATATTGCCATAATTTTTCTCCTTAAGGGTTATTAGAAGGAACGGGTACCCTTAGTTCGCCATCCCTGTATTCGTCACGTTTTTTCTTACCTAGTTGTTCTGTTGCCAATCCTTGTAAAGCCAATTGATATGACTGTTCATAGAGTTGCAACATTTCTGCAGGGCCTTTTAAGAATTTAAATGCATCGGAAAGACATGCAAATAAAAAAGCGCGTGGAGCATTTACACTTAACCACGTTGTGTTTGGAGACGTTGATTTCATGTCTACCAAACTTGTTGGCTTTTTAACCAAAGCCAATTCTACCTTATACGCCTGATTTTGTGAAGGCGCAATATATATTGTTTGTTGGTCCCAAACCGCAAAGTATTTTGGTATGATTCCTGTAGCCGCAGGAGTCGTACGATTAGGCCAATATTCTATAAGAAAAGATAAATCTTTTCTTGTCATAAAATGTCGCTCGTTAGGAATATTATTAGTTTCTGTATATATTTGAGCGTATCTAATACTAGAAAAATCTGTCAGATTTGCTCCTGGCATGGCTACTAGTGGGTTAGCTTGATTTGCCGGTGCTGCTGATGGTGCCGCTACCGTTGCTGTTTCATAAGCAAGGTCTGCTGGTATTTCTATGTCTCTAAATATTCTAAACTCAACCATTCTTATTAGTTCGTCTAATAAGTCATTAGTAGTTGTATTAGTCCAGATAGCACTATCTGTTTCTGTCCAAGATAA